TTCGGATCTATGAAACGATTTTTGGAAAAACGCTGAGATAGGCAAACGCCAATAACATGCACCGTTTGGTAACATGCAATGAAATAAGAGCGATTTACCCGTAAGACTTGCCAAGCCAAAGATAATACAGTCCAAACTTTCTTTTTTATATTTAGGATCCAAATCATATAAATACTCCTTCTTTACTTTAGCATAAATAGTTGGAATGTTAATATTAAGGTAAGCCATTTTTAATCTAGAACGTTTAATCCTGTTTCTCTATTTAAATATTTATATTCAATTTTATGAATATCAAATTCTTTCATTATTGTATTACATATATCTTTTTCGTTAAACTCTCCACAAGAATATACATCCATTTGCATTAAAGCAGGTTTTGGTTCATCCCAAATATGCATTGCTATATGTGACGTTTCTATTATTGCCACTGCAGTTATCCCCCTATTACCCTCCATATGACAATATTTAACATATGGACCCATAAAAACTTTCATATTGATTGAATCAATAAATCTTATCATCCATTCTTTTAATTGTTCTTCATCTGTGGGTGGTTTACTTGCTTCTGCACGTATTATCAAATGTTTATGTACAAGTAAATTTTTTTTCATATAGTTTGCTGCTTTTTTTCCTGACAGGTAAATTTTACAATTATGTCAAATTTATTTACTTGTTTTTCTCCTATTCCATCTAAAATATCTTGTGACTCCTTATACCCCTCTTGTAAACAATCATATTTAGTTAAAAACTCTTTGTGTGAGATTAAAGGTGGATAACAGTCGCTCTGCAACTGGGAGCAAACAATCAAAACTAGTGCGTATGTCATTTATCATTGAGTCCATAGTAAATTACTACACATAACAAAATAAATGCTATGATTGTGTTAATTGGTAAAAAAGGCTCTACTACATAGTTTTCCATTATTCAGATACTCCTATAATCCATAACATTAAAAATATATAACAAATAGGTTCCATTATGGTAATATTTTAATAATCTTTTTTCTATCCATATATATCTCTGTTTGAGCCTTAACCTTTTTACAGGTGAATACAACTCGCTCTGGATTTACTTCGTTTTGCGCCAAACGCTTGGATTTCAAACAATCGCTTAACGACGTTTTGTATGTATGTTCTATCATCGAACCGTTTAAAGTTAAAATTAGTGCAAATACAGTTTCTATCATTAATGTTTACTACTCCCGTTTCTAATTATTTTCTCTACGTCTTCAGTTAACTTCTCTGTTCTTTTCTTTAAAAATTCTATATTAACAGCGTTGTTTCTCATACCTTTAATTTCTTCCTCTACATCTTCTAGTAAACCACTAACGTGCTCTACGATCATAAAAAGCTCTGCCTCTCCAGCTGATTGACCTAACTCACCTCTTGGATACTTAATTCTAAATTCTGAGTTTTGATCTAAATCTTTTTGCATCAACTCTATTTGAGTTGAGTGCTGATTAAGTGTTTCCTGTACTCCAAAAAAAGCCCAGGTTCCAATCGCGACCATCGCGATCAAACTGGCAACCGTCTTCATAGGCATCTGAACGGCTGCTGATTCCGAAATTTTTAGAGCCATAAACTACCTGTTGAATCTTCCAACAATCCAGTTCCAGCCAGCTTTAATTTTGTTCCAGATAGCTCTAACTACCCACAAAATTTGTTGTTTTATTTTTTCTAGCATTTCCATCTTCTCCTTGCTTGTCTTAATCTTGAATTAGGATCTTTAGCTGCTTTGGGAAACTTCTTCATTTGACCTGCACTTCTAGCACAGAATGATTTACGTCTCTTAGCATCTTTAGATCCTGGTTTAACTTTTCCAGTAACTGCTGTTTTAAGTTTAGAACCGGGGTTATCCCTCCTATATTTAGCTACTCCTGCAGCAGTCATTCCCGCACCTTTACTCGTGGGACGAAAATATTTTTTATTTCGTGGAGGCATTGTATCTCCCCCACGTTTGTAGCCCATAATTTCTAATCGGCCATTTCTCATATTACGTAAATGTAATTGTTACTCCACCAGTACCACCAATAGTAGCGTGAATACCTTCTGGAAATAAAATGCCATTTCCTGGAAGATAAAAATCCAATCCTTCAGTACCAAATAAGTACGTGGCTATCGTAGTGCCCGAACCACCACCACTTTTAAAAATGATAGAACCACTGGCATTACCTTTAGCTTGTATTGAAGTCAATCTTGCTCTCTTAGTCGTAGGCACCATTTGTGCGGTAGACGTAGCATGAGCACTCGACTGGTCTGATGAAAAACTTGATCCACCCATAATTTTTTCTCCTTATATTTGGTCTCGGTGGGTATCAGGATCAAAAAGTCCTGAAGTTTCCCACCAAGATAATTATTATACTAAGTCTAATGTTTCTGTAAACGTAATACCAATAAATGTTACTACGATAGAAGCTCCAGACGCACCAGGGTCTGCCATTGTCACTCTGATTTCATCAGGTGTTAATGGTATTCCTGCTGTCGTTCCAGATCCACCAGATCCTACACCCGCAACACCGTTGCAAGCAAAGATTTGTGCTCCTGCTGCACTTGTAGATAAAACTGCTCCATCTACGTATGCGTTAGGGTCACCAGCTGTTCCTACATCTGTAATATTTCCGCCAGTAGTTGTAGCTGCTGTGTTTCTTACTACACAGAACATTGGAATGAAGTTTGCTGGAAAACCAATTGCTGCTTCATCGCCTGTAGTGTTCCCGTTTGTTATAGATACAGTCGCTTGGTAAGTTTTCATTACGAAACCATCAGTTGCGATACTGCTTAAAAATAAAGCACCTGACTCTACAGCTGCATCAGCTGTAACTGAGTTTCCGCCTGTTACGCCATTAACATCTGCAATTTTTGTTACTGCACCTGTTGTTGCGTTTTTTACTATTGTTTCAAAACCATTTTCCGATCGGACTGGTCCTGAAAAAGTTGTATTTGCCATAATTTATTTCTCCTATAGTTTTTGTACCTGCAGTCTCTATAGCGTCTGCCTAGCCAGTCTGCAAGTTAATTAATCTAGGTGTTTACATTATACATAAAAAAAGGGGCGATGTGAACACCGCCCCTTTAAATTGTAATACTGTTAATTAGTATTAGCTAGTTGGTAACTTACCGTTTCCAAATACACATCTTGGATCTGAGAATCCAAAAGAGTATCTTTCTCTAGCTTTAAATCTAACATTTCCAGTATCGAAGTCACCTTCTATCGCAGTTTTGATTGGCGATCTAACAAAGTGTTTGAAACCGTTAGGTACGTCAGTCAAGATGAAGAATGAATCTGTGTCAGTTAAAAAGTTATTAACTCTATAACCTTGAGGGATCATTCCCATAGAAGCGATAGCATTGATGTCGTTATCAGCAGTTGCCGTTCTTTGAGGAGACTTCATTAATCTCTCAGCTGTAAATTGTAATTCTTTTGGAATTATCATTTTTACACCTTGAGAAGCGATTTTTAAGCCTCTTTCATCAACGAATCCTGAGATATCAATCAATGATTGCTCTAACGAAGTTTCGTTTAAGTCTGCAGCTGTTGATAGAACGTTTGAGAAAGTTCCGCCTGTTGCAAGTGGGTGTGCACTATTAATTAATGACTTACCGTCACCACCTGTTACAGTTGTAACTTGCGCTTGGTTCAATACGTTTGCAGCTTTTACTTGCTTCGTATTTGACATAGATCTTGCTAATGCTCTTGTGTATCTAGCAGCAAGTCTGTCGTATAGGTTATCTTCGATTGCTTCCTCTGTGATAGCAAATGCTAACGCGATTGTATCGTGTGTGTATCTAGCTGTGAAAGTTTCACCTGCTGTATCAAACACGACTCCTGCACCTTCTTGTTTAACTGGTGCTGAAGCGAAACCGCTTAACATTACTTCTTCTTCGAAAGCTCTGTCAGATGTTTCTGATACGTAAATCTCTGCGTGTTGATTTTCGTATCTATTATATTCCAGGCCGAATAAAGCATTCAAACCTGGCTCTAGTTCTTTAACTAGTTGTGCTCTTGATATTGCCATAGTTATTCTCCTTTATTATGCTATGCCTGTTCTGCTTCTATATTGGTGGTGGTTTATTCTCACCAAGATATTAGCGTTTGATGTTGCTGTGTCAGAGTTATCTGGATCCTGACAAATATCAATTGCTTGTAGAACAAATGATACTGTAGTTCCTGAATTTGACACGTCTAATTGAACTTTTGAAAGTCCAGTTTGCGTTACACCTGTTGTATTGTTTACGGCGTAGTTCTTGTAAAGATCTGCTCTTGTAAATGCTTCATCAGCATCAATCAAGAATACCGCGTCTGGGTCATCTACAACAAAAGCTGTTATATCACTTGCAGCAATACTACCTGGGTAGAAATTTTTGAAAGTCGGCTTTTGAGTAGTTGGATCTGTATAAAAACAACCGTTAAACACGCCCACTACAGCTGTCGATAGACCAGCAGCTCCACTTGCATCATATCTTTCGATATTTCCAGTACCTTTTGGAATTACCAAGTCACCTTGGAAGATTGCAGTAGCGTAACCGCTTGCTATTGTATATCTGTTTTGAGCTCCTACTAATGGTGTACCGTCTAGTTTTCTGTAAGGTCTTAGACCGAACTTTTCACTTACGTTTGCCATGTTTTAGTTTCTCCTATTTAACATATTGTTTAAGACCCTGTAGCAATTGCAAAAAAATTATTTCTTGCGACTACCACCAAAGGTCACTCTAGACTGTCTATCAATATTGATAGGCATGTCTGGGTGTTGTTCCTTCAAGAGTTCTCTATCAACGGCTTCCATCCTATCTTGAGTAATTTTATCAAAATAAGCTTGCCTTTGAAGAAGTATCTCCGTAGGTATCCTTGCCAACACAAGGCCTCCAATCCCGACTAACCCCTGATATTTGCCTTCGGTAAAAACTGGATAATGATTTTTGCCATTTTCTTTTTCAACTTGTTCAGCTGAAACAAATGACCAACCTTCTCTCAATTTTTTAGATACATTAGATGTATCTTCAAACCCTTGGACGGTTACTCGTATCCATCTATGGGCATAACCTTTTGGCGCAGGTGGCGCATCCAAACTGGATGGTGGAGCCCAAACTTTTGGAGCTTCTTTGCTCTTTCTTGTTTCTGACTCGCGTGAAGTTTTATTTACTTTTTCCATATTAATTATCCTCCTTCACGTATCTAGCGTATTCCTCTAGTGGCACCCCTAATCTTTTAGCGATAGCTACCTGTGATCTGGTGAGTTTCACAGTTCGGCGTCCTTGTTGTTTTCGGCCAGCTGAAGCAACAGTTTGGACGGGTTTCTTTTGCTCCTTTTTTTGCTCGGCGTCATCAGATGCGAAAGACGCAGGAAAATACTTCCTTAGTCTTGCATTGACTTCATTATAATACTCATCACTATCTACTTCAAGACCCTCGGCGGCCAAGTTGTTATGTATAGTAATTGCAGCATTAGTCATGACTTCGTCCTCTCCAAACCATTTATTATCCTCAGCCCACTTCTTAGCTTTAGGTGTAATATTAGTTTGTTCTTGTGAGAGAACACCTTCTTGAGGTTTGCTTTCAACGTTTTGTTGTTGTTGTGTTTTTTGTTTTTCTTCCTCTTGTGCTTTTATTTCAGCTCTATGCGCTAACTCTAATCTTGCTTTTTCTTTTTCTACAGCAAGTTTTGTCAACGTATCATTAGCCTCCATAATCTTATCTACATCATTTTTTTCAATGGCATCTCTAAGAACAGTTTTAGTTTGTTCTCTTTGCGCATCTACTCTAGCGTCTAATTCTTTAAGATATGACTCATCTGTAGAATTAAATTTTTTGATTGTAGAGTCGTACTTTTTCTGTAAACCCTTAGCAAAATCTAAAGCAGCTTTTTCTCTTCTTTCTGCTTCATGTCTTTTTCTAACAAGTTTATCTATTCTTTTTTGAACAGACTCAGTGTACTGATTTAAGTTGTCTTTCTTTTCTTCAGTTTTAGATTCAACCTTTTTTTCTTCTACAGGTTTTTCTTCTTCAACTATTTCTTCGACAGCAACTTTTTCTTTTTCTTCCTTAGGCTCTTTACTGTGATCAGTATAACCTAAATCAACCTCTCCTACATTAAGGTTAGGTTTTTCTTTCTCTTCTTTCTTTTCTTCCTCTTTGATTTCAACGTTTTCTTCTTTAACGTCATCTGTATCGAGCTCTACTTGTTTTTCAGCTCGCAACAATGCATCTGCACTGTAGTCTTTTACCTCTGCCATATATATCCTCCTTTAAAATAAATGGAGAATATTTTCTGGGTCTTTGATTTTTCCTATGATTTCGTCATCGTTAAGAATACGGTGTTCGCCATATTTAGTTTGAAATCTTGATCCTGAGTATCTTCCATAGATAACAAATTCACCTTCTTTACACCAAGCACCTGATGGAAATTTGGATTTATCTTTAAAACAAAGATCTCCCATTTTTACAACAAGTCCTACAACTGTAGTCATTTGAATTTTGTCGTGTGTTTCATCAGATAAAAGCAAACCACCTTTGGTTTTTTTCTTACCCGACCATGGACGAACTAACATTCTATAACCAACTGGTTCAGGAATGATTTCAAGATATTTCTTAACTTCTTTCGGATCTCTAGGAATTTGTGATTCTTCCTCATTACCTTTATCTTTTTTTTCGATAATTGGTATTTTAGGTTTAATCAATTGTACCATCTATATCCTCCTTTTGCAGGTTTTTAATATCCTGAAGCAATGCCTCTAAGGCATTGATTTTTCCTCTACTATACATTAATTGATCTACCGACTCAACACCGTAACAAACATGGTCTTTGGATCGCTTAATTTCTTTATTTATATGATTTTTTAAAATATCAACTGTTGTTGGATCTAACATATTTTTCTAAACAAATTTTACTTGTTGCGGATTCTATGGTTTTAAAATTCCAATAAGTTAAAGCATGAGATATTATATCCATCCTATAATGAATGTGATCATCAAATACAAATCTAGTATGTTCTGCTGACCTATCTGCAAACCAAATAGCTTCTCTTAAGACTTCTTTAGTAGTATGTGGACCATCAAAATGCACAAAAGAAAAACTTAATCTTTTATACGATTCCGAATTCATAAAATCTACATCTGTTGTATTAACAAAATGAAACTTTCCTCTATTTGTGTAATCTGCAAAATCTTTAATCATTTGATCTCGCATTGAATCTGGATAAGTTGGAGGTCTTCCGTCTACGGTATGATCCCAATGGAAGTGTTCATCATTATCAAAATGTTTGTATTTTAGATCACCGTAAGGATCTACACCTATGTGGAAATAATTATTTAAAACATTATCAATTATTATTTTCGAGCCTTGACCTTCTCTAACGCCTAACTCACAAGTATGATGACCTTTGCAGTCAAAATTTTTTGACCACTTTTCTAATAAATCGTAATCTCCACTATCACCCCTAATCATATCGTGATTTCAATATCAGATTTTTTATTTAAAAACAACATTTAAATTGAACCTACAAGGATCGAGTTTTGGTCCTACACCACTATGATAAATATTACTTTTAAAAACTTTAGCTTCACCTGCTTTATCAGGATAAAATTTATTATTTATTATAGTGCCTCCATCTGTGGTTGATAAATTGTAAATAAAAGAAATAGCTTCGTTGGATTGATCATCTATATGACTAAGCGTTTTATGACCAGGATAGTACATATTCCAAAAAAATCTTGATACATTTAAATTTATATTTAAACTATTTTTTATTTGCTCACTTACCAAATATGCACAAGCGTTTAACCATTCATGCTCTTTCATATATGTTGAATCGAATGATAAGCCTGCGTAGACTTTTTTTTGTGTTAGCATTTCTATTCTTGAGTATCCTTGCTCACACCCAACTTTCCAATAACAATTATTTGCTAAATATTTAATAATGTCTAAATTAACCCGTGGAGGAAGAATATTCTCGACTATTTTAACTTCCATTATTTTTTGCCGTTACGAAATATTTGTGTACCCTTTATACCAAAAATACTCGCAACTACAAGTATCCATAGGTTTGTAAACCAAGAAGGAAGCGATTGAAAGTATTCAAAAAAC